GCTTTGCGTATTTTTCTGCGAAAAAAACAAAAAGCTGTGATAACCTTATTTGTTATGGGACGACCAGCAACATCACTTGAAATGAAACGAATTACGGGAAATCCAGGGCAAAGGAAACTTCCAGATGAAAAAGACACCATTGCGCTCAGAGGCGGGCCTGTTGAGCCTCATCAGCCATTGGACTGGGCTGGCAAAATGCTATGGGAAAGAGTTTTTGCACAAGGTCAGACTTGGGTAGCTAACACCGATGTCGAAGCCTTGATGATTGTCTGCAAGCAGCTTGACCGACAAGTTCGACTCGAATCGGCTGTCATGGAAAACCCTTCGGACTTTCACCTACTTCGGCAACTCCTTGAACTGGAGAAAGCCATCATGTCTGGTTTGAGCCAGCTAGGTTTCACAGTTGATTCTCGTTCCCGTCTTGGTTTGGCTGAAATCAAAGCCGAATCGATGTTCCAGAGGCTGATGGCTGAGAGGCAGTAATGTGGCCCCCCGCTTGGCTAACGCCAGTAGATGAGGAAGCCATTGCCCGAGGTGACGGCGACTTCGTAATCCGCTTTGCCGAGGCATTCGGCACAATCACAAAAGACTCTGTGGCTGGAAAAGCTGGCGAGCCGCTAATTCTGCGCGACTGGCAGAAGGAAATCCTCAAACGCATTTTTGCCCGAGATGAGGACGGCGGCCTGACCCACCGAGTCAGTCTCGTGGGCATTGCTCGAAAAAACGGAAAATCCGCGCTCGGTTCGATAATTACCGCAACCGCCCTAATGGATGTCAAAACACAAGGTGCTGAAATCTACTCAGTAGCCGCTGACCGCCAACAGGCTCGCATTGTGTTCGAAGATACCAAGCGCATGATTCAAGGCTCAGAGCTAAACGAGTATGTGAAAATCTACCGAGACGCGATTCTCGTCCCCTCGACCAACAATGTCTACCGAGTTTTGTCAGCCGATGCGCCGAGGCACGAAGGTTTGTCCCCAACGATGGTTTTGTTCGATGAGCTTCACGCTCAGCCGAACCGCGAACTGTTCGATGTTATGTCACTTGCTCAGGGTGCGCGTGGAAAAAGCGCGACACTCATCGCAATCACAACGGCTGGCGTAAAAACAGAAAGTCAAACGGGCAATGACTCAATCGCTTACTCTTTGTACCAGTACGGGCAAAAGGTCGCTCGCGGTGAGATTGACGACAAAACCTTCTTCATGGCTTGGTATGAGGCAGCAGCTGAGGCAGATTACCGAATCGAAGATACTTGGAAGCAGGCAAACCCAGGATTTGACGACATTTGCGCGAAGTCTGACTTTGAATCAGCCGTAAAGCGTACGCCTGAGTCCGAATTTCGTACAAAACGCTGCAATCAATGGGTTTCTAGTCAGTCATCGTGGCTTCCACAGGGCGCTTGGGACGAATTAGCCGCAGAATTTGAGATTTCGCCCGATGAAGAGTACATTCTCGGCTTTGACGGCTCTTATGCCAACGACTCAACCGCAATCTGCGCCGTAACGCTACCAAAAGACGACCAGCCACCAAAGGTCAAGCTCATAAAGACTTGGGAAAAGAACTTCGGCGTGGACGATGACTCTTGGCGCGTGCCGATTGACGAGGTCAAGCAGGAAATCATCCGCTATGTGCAGGAGTTTCCGAAGGTTAGGGAAATCGCCTGTGACCCTTTCCGCTGGCAAGCGATGATGCAAGAGCTACAAGACATGGGCTTTCCGATTGTCGAATACAAAACCAACTTGCTAAACCTGATGATTCCAGCCACCCAGAAGGTCTTTGAGGCCGTAACGGAGAAAAAGCTGATTCATGACGGCAATCCAGCCCTCGCGAGACACATTGAGAATTGCGTAGTCAAAACCGACCACAGAGGCCCACGAATCACGAAAGAATCGCCGACCTCTAAGCGTAAGATTGACAATGCGGTAGCGTTTGTTATTGCGTTTGACCGCGCAACAGCAGGTAAACTAGAAGAGCCATTAGTTCCACAATTTTTTGTATAGGCGGTAGATTTTGGCAACAGGGATTCAGCTTTTGGGACTCGCACTCATTACGACTGGCGTGATGATGTTTTCTGTCCCTATCGGACTGATTGTGCTAGGTGCATTCGCAGTCCTAGTAGGAATAGCGCTAGAACGGAATGCTAGATAATGCTCAACAACTTATTTGAAAATCGCGCTCTGAACTTTCAGACTATCTGGGGGGCAGGCGGCGACATCGAGATTGCGAACCAATCTGGAACTTTCATCAACCAGGACACAGTTTTCAAGGTAAATGCAATCTTTTCTGCAATCAGCCTTATCAGCGACACAATCTCAACACTTCCAGTAGATGTTTACATTCGCAGAGACGGCGCTCGCTTTGCTTACCGCCCACGCCCAACATGGGTTCTACAACCAGACATCGACACAACTAAGGAAGCTTTCTATGGCTCGATGATTGTTTCGATGCTACTTGACGGAAATGCTTTCATTCGCGTATTCCGCGATGAGCAAGGTCTACCTATCAACTTGGTAGTTCTAAACCCAACAAAGGTAGAGATTCAGCGCAACGGACTCGGACGCGTGATGTTCCGCTACGAAGGCGAGCAGAACCTACTCAGCACCGATGACATCATTCACATTCCAGATGTTGTTCGTCCTGGACACTTGCGCGGAACTTCTCGCGTAGACGCACTAAAAGAAAATTTCGGTCTTGCAATGGCGCTCGAGAGCTACGCTGCAAGATTCTTCGGTCAAGGTGTAACTCAGGCTGGACACATCGAGTTCCCTGGCAACCTAACTCCAGAACAAGCTCGCGAACTTTCAGAGAGCTTCTCAGCAAGACATGGTGGATTCCGCAAGGCACACAAGGTCGGAGTTCTATCGGCTGGCGCTAAGTTCGTTTCTGACCAACTAGACAACGACAAGTCTCAGTTCATCGACTCACGCCGCATGGCAGTCGAAGATGTTGCTCGCGCATTCAACATTCCACCGCACCTACTCGGACTACCTGGAACTAACACATACAGCTCTGTCGAACAGAACAACATCGCTTTTGTGACTCACACCCTGCGACCAATCGTCTCCAAGATTGAAACCTCGATGAGCAAGCTACTTAGAACGCTGCCAGGTGGAGAAAACGCATTCTTGAGATTCTCAATGGACGGACTGCTTCGCGGAGACGCAAACAGCCGCTTCGGTGCATACTCGACTGGTATTCAAGCTGGATACTTGACAATCAACGACATTCGCCGCTTTGAGGACTTGTACCCAATCGAAGGCGGAGATGTAATGCGCGTTCCACTAGCGAATGTGAACATCGATGCCGCAGAGTTGGTTGCAGAAGATAAGCGCGTAACAATGGCAAACAAACTAATTCTTGCAGGTTTCGACCCAGCAGAAGTTCTAGCTGCATTCAACTTGCCTGCAATCAAGCACACAGGCGTTCCAAGCGTTCAGTTGCAACCACTACTAAATGTGAACCCGACTGACCCAACAGCAGAATACGAGGTCGAGTAATGACAATTTCATCAGGACAACAATCAGTAGGAACTGTTTCATCAGCAGTTGATGGTGTTTGGCAAAATCCATCACGCATTACTATTCAGAACCTAGACAACACCGACACTCTTTACATTGGGAACAGCAATGTCAGCATCGGCAATGGTCTTGCTCTACAAAAACTGGAAATGATTCAGTTTGATTTAGGGCCACTTGAGCAAATTCATGTTGTTGGCTCAAAAACTGGTCACAGCATTGCATGGTTGAGGCAGACTCTCTAATGCCATACTTCATCACAGAAAATGCGACTGAATGCGAAGCATGGGCTGTCGTAAAAGAAGATGGCGAACTAATGGCTTGCCACCCAGACAAACAATCTGCTATTGACCAGATGGTTGCAATCTCTCTCGCCGAAGGCATCGAGCCAGGTGGAACTTACGAAGGTCGCAAGCGCGGCAAGTATAAAGAAAAGCGTGCAGCGGCTGACGAACTAAAAGAAGGCGATTTCGTAGAGTGGAACTCAAGTGGCGGAAAAGCCAGGGGCCGCATTGAGTATGTAATGACCGAAGGAACACTTGGTGTGCCTGACTCAGAATTTTCACTAGATGCAACAGAGGAAAACCCCGCTGCTCTAATCCGCATCTGGAGACAGGACGATGAGGGCGACTGGAACGAGACCGAGACCCTAGTCGGTCACAGATTCGAAACCCTTACAAAGATTGAGCCACTAGATGACGAAGATGATGACATGGAGTCACGCGCCGTCAATCTTGAGCCACCTGCCTTTATGCGTGCAGCTGCTAGGCGAGGCCTAGAGCTTTACGAACAAGGTGAGGCGGGGGATGGTCTAGTTCGCCGCACAGTAGATGAAGCGCGAGCAATGGCAGCAGGAAATGTGACTCGCGATAAGTGGGTTCGCATTGCAGCTTGGATTGCAAGGCACATGCCAGACCTAGATGCACCAAAGAACTCAGACCGAAGCCACCCAGAGTACCCAGGCCCAGGACTGGTAGCACACTTGCTTTGGGGAAGTGGCCCAAGTAAGCGACAGGCCATGCGTGCGATGGAGTATGCACAAGGCGTTGTAGATAGACTAAAAGCCGAAGATGAACGAGGAATAACAATGGCAAAACGCGAAACCCGCAATTTTGATGCAGATTTCGAAATCAGACAAAAGGGCGATGGAATGACTTTCGTTGGCTACGCCGCGAAGTTCAACTCACGCTCAGAGAATCTTGGCGGATTCGTAGAGACAATCATGCCAGGCGCTTTCAAGCGCAGTCTGCGCTCACGCAACGATGTGAAGCTGCTGGTAAACCACGATGCTGGTCGCGTACTTGCATCTACTCGCGCTGGAACTCTTCGACTAAAGGAAGATTCGGTTGGATTGCGCGTAGAGGCTGACCTACCAAACACCACAGATGGTCGCGACATGGCAGAACTACTGCGCAGAGGAGACCTATCCTCAATGTCATTTGGATTCAGCGTTATCAAAGATGCTTGGTCGTCTGACGGAACAGAGCGCTCGCTAGAGTCAGTTCGTCTTTTCGAAACGAGTATTGTGGCATTTCCCGCGTACCAGGCAACCGAGGCTTCGGTTCGCGCATACGAGCAACTTGCAACTCGCGCAAATGTAGATGCCGATGATTTGGCAGATGCAATCCTCAAACTGGAAGAGGGCGAGGACTTGAACGATGAGCAGGCCAAGCTACTCAAGGATGTAGTAGAAAAGCTCAGCCCAGTCAAGCAAGAAGAGCCTGTTGCAGTTGAAGAAGAAACCAATGTTCTTGAACTAAAGCGCAAGCAACTTGAACTAATCCTAAAGAGAGTATAAAAATGGCAACCAAAGACGACATCAAGAAAGCAATCCTCAAAGTAGCTGGAAACCCTACTACTGGAGTTATCGCAGACCTCGCAGATGCTATGGCAGATGCGGTTTACACCCTCGACAATCCTTCACCCAAAGCTGGAGTCCCCTCGGCTGAAAAGCGTATTGTCGAGCCGCAAGAAACTCGCTAAGAGTTCGCCCCGCTAGTTGTTTTCGCTTCCTTTCGGACTAGCGGGGTTTTCTTGCACTTAGGGTATAAAATAAAGTTATGACTTGCGTTAGCGCGGTCAAGCAATCGGCAGAGTTAGCTCGCCACCACAAAGTAAATCAACCAACTTAGGAGAATCATGTCTGAGTCCTTTATCAAGGCACAGGCTGAGGCTCGCGCTAAGGCTTGGGAAGCTGCAAAGGGTCTACTAGACCGCGCAGCTGAGGAGAAGCGTGACCTAACTGCTGAAGAAAATGAGCAGTTTGACCGCATCAACGCCGAGCTAGATGAGCGTGCCGCAGTAATTGAATCCGTCCGTAAAGCTGAAGAGCGCGAGGCTAAGGCCGCCGAAGCTGCTCGTGGCTTTGAGGTTCGCACCGAGGGTCGTTCTGACAACGACATTCTTCGTGCAATCGCATTGGGCGAGGTTCGCAACCACGAGTTTGAGAAGCGTGCAACTCTCGTTTCTTCAAACAACACAGTCCCACAGAGCTTCTACTCACAGGTATTCGAAGTAGCTCGACTTGTCGGCCCAATGCTAGACACTTCCGAGATTATCTCGACCTCAACTGGAGAGAACCTAACCATCCCAACTTTGACCGCATACAGCACCCCAGCGATTTCCGCACAGGGTGGAACTGTAACTGAGTCTGAGCCAACCTTTAGCTCAATCACTCTAGGTGCTTTCAAGTATGGTGTGACCATCCCTGTGTCGAACGAACTACTAAATGACGCTGGCTTCGACATCTCTGGTGTGCTTGCACGCCAGGCTGGTGAGGCTCTTGGTTTCGTAGTAAACGGCGCACTAACCACAGGAACTGGAACAGTTCAGCCAACTGGTATCGTAACCGCAGCTGCCGCAGGTGGCACAGGTTCAACTGGTGTAGCTGGCGCTTTCAGCACCGACAACCTAATCGACCTTGTTTACTCTCTTGATGGTGCTGCACGCCTACTTCCAGGCGTTGGCTTCCAGATGAGCAGAACTGGTCTAGCAGCAGTTCGTAAGCTGAAGGACAACAACGGCTTGCCAATTTTCAACCTCGCATCTGGACAGCCAGACACCATTCTTGGCTACCCTGTTTACGAGAACCCAGCTATCGCTGCTGTTGGAACTGGTGCAAAGTCTGTTATTTTCGGACACCTACCTTCATACAAGGTTCGCATGGCAGGTGGCCTACAGGTCGCCCAGTCAAGCGATGTGCGTTTCGAGCAGGACACCACAGTATTCCGTTTCATTATGAGACTGGACGGAAATTTGACACACAGCTCTCATGTCAAGACCTTTGTTGGCGGCGCAAGCTAATCCAACGAAAGTTAGCGAAACCCCTGTCTTTTGGCAGGGGTTTTTGCTATTGTGGGGGAAGAGAGGAAATCATGGCAAAAATAAAAGGAACAGTCACAGTATTTAGCAACAGCCCAGGCAGACCGACTGGCTATGGACAACAAACTGAATACCTAGTCAATCGAATGAAGCGAGACGGGCTAGATGTAGCAGTTCAGTCCAACTATGGCGTAGAAGGCATGGACACCGAATGGGATACGGGCTATGGAAAGATTCCAGAGTTCGCAAGGGGGTATGAGCTTTACTCAACCGATGTAGTTCTGGAGAATCACCAAGCGTGGGTGGAAAAGCATCCTGACCAACCAGATGCCCTAGTCACGCTATACGACACCTGGGTAATGCAAAACCCTAAGTTCGACAAGTTCCGCAAGATTCTTGCCTGGACTCCACTCGACCATACGACCATGCCACCAAATGTCTATGCCTTTCTAAAGCGCGAGAATGTAGTTCCGATTGCCATGTCACCATTCGGTCAAAAGCAAATGTCAGAACAGGGCATAAATGCTGTTTACATTCCGCATGGGATTGACACAAAGGTATTCAAGCCAACCTACGAGTTTGATGGAGTGCCAACCCGCAAGTTCTTGGACATTCCAGAAGATGCTTTCCTTGTAATGATGAACTCAGCTAACAAGGCAAACAAGTCCATTCACCGCAAGGCCTATGCTGAAAATCTTCTCGCTTTCAAGTTGTTCAGAGAGCAGTTCCCAAACAGCTTCCTTTACATTCACACAGAGCCAATGGGAATCTTCGGTGGATTCAATCTAATTCGGTTAGCTCAGAGTATTGGACTGCCAAAGGAAGCCCTGCTGTTTCCTCGACCAGAGGATTACCGCAGAGGCTTTACTAAGGAACAGCTTGCTGCGTTGTACACCGCTGCCGATGTAACCCTTACTACTAGCTATGGCGAGGGATTTGGAATCGCCACGATTGAGTCACAGGCCTGTGGAACGCCAACCATCACATCTGGCTTCGCCGCCTCGCAAGACCTCGCTGGCCCTGATTCTTATCTAATCAATGGACAGCCATTCTGGGATGAAGCTCAGATGGCGTGGTTCTCTGTTCCTATTGTTAGCTCTATCGTGGAAGCCCTGAAGCAAGCCCACGAAGCCAAGACTGGAGAGAAGTCTCAGCAGGCTATTGACTTTGCTAAAGACTTCGATGTGGAGAAGATTTGGGTTGAGAAATGGATTCCCCTACTTGAAAAAGAGCTTGGATGATTCTCATAGTCCCCGTCCTCAATCGCTATGACCTGCTACAGCGAATGGTCAATAGCATTGACCATGAGATTGACGACCTGCTCATCATTGATAATGGTGGAGAGCTAAAAAAATTGGAGAGGCTACAGGCGGTCAAGAGGTTACACATACTGCCTATGCCTAGCAATCTGGGAGTGGCTGCAAGCTGGAATCTTGGAATCAAATGCTTCCCGTTTGAAAAATACTGGACAATCACCTCGGCTGATACAGTTTTCGAAGCTGGGGCGCTCGCAACTCTAGCCGAGGCTTCCAGAAGCGATGCCTTGACTCTTACAGCTGACTTTCCGCATTATCAGCTCTTCAGCGTGGGGGAAAAACTGGTTCAAGAGGTCGGCTTATTCGATGAGTCTATTTATCCAATTTATTTTGAGGATAACGATTACGAACGGCGAGTTAGGAAAGCTGGATTCGACATAGTTGAGGTGGGGGTCAAAACTCAGCACGATAATTCCAGCACGATTCATTCAGACGAGCATTATGCAAAGCGAAACGGCGTGACCTTTTTGAGCAACCATTCTTATTACAAATCAAAATGCGAATCTGAGGATTATTCCGAAGGTCGCTGGAATCTTGAAAGAGTAAGGACTAATTCGTGGCACAAGTAACAATTACTGGCGTGGCGGGCTTCCTCGGCTCGCATCTTGCAGACAGTTTTTTGGCGGCTGGCTGGAAAGTAAAAGGAATTGACTCGCTAATCGGTGGCTATCTGTCAAATGTCCCCGAAGGCGTGGATTTTTACCAGCATGACCTAGCTTGGGACATCGAATTGATGGAAGAGGGATTCATAGGCTCAGATTTGGTCATACACGCGGCCTGTACGGCTTATGAGGGCCTTTCGGTGTTCTCCCCTAGTCTGGTGATACAAAACACAGTTCAGGCCACTACAAACGCTCTGGTGGCTTCTCAGAGGCATGGGGTAAAGAAGTTTGTCTATCTGTCATCTATGGCTAGGTATGGCGACCACTCAGGGCAACTATTTACTGAGGAAATGGAAACCAAGCCACAAGACCCGTACGGCATAGCTAAGGTGGCAAGCGAACAGCTAGTCAAGAACATTTGCGAAACCCACAACATGGACTGGATTATTCTTGTGCCGCACAACATCATCGGCCCTAGACAGAAGTTTGACGACCCATTTCGCAATGTGGCATCAATCATGGTCAATCGGATGCTTCAGGGTAAGCAACCAATTATTTACGGGACTGGAGAACAGCAGCGATGCTTTAGCTTTATTCAGGATGTTATTGACCCGCTTATGGTTGCCTGTCAGTCGCCAGATGCAGTAGGCCAGGTAATCAACATTGGCCCAGACGAAGAACACATAACCATCAATAAGCTGGCTAACAATCTTGCGGACATTCTGCAATTTGACCTTGACCCAATTTACATGACGGGCAGGCCGCAGGAAGTTCCGATTGCCCTTTGCTCATCTAATAAGGCAAGGCGATTGCTCGGGTATCAAACAAAAGTAACCCTCAAAGAGGGACTAAAGGAACTAGCCGATTGGATAAAAGCAAGGGGGGCTAAGGAGTTCCACTATCACCTACCTCTTGAAATAGTCACAGAAAAAACACCTAAAACCTGGACAGAAAGACTTATGTGAGGCGCAGGGTAGAATAGACACATGGCAATCACTAACGGATACGCAACACTTACTGAGCTAAAAGCTTCTATGGGCATTCCATCTGCCGATACTGTCGATGACACAATGCTAGAAATCGCGATTGAATCTGCCTCTCGCGCTATTGACAGCTATACCAATCGCAATTTTTATTCAAGTGGAACTGCAACTCGGTATTATGCACCGACCAGTAACATGGTCTGCGACACCGATGACATTGCCTCTTTAGTTCACATCAAGACAATGGACAGCACCGACCTTTTTACAATTACCTGGGCGGCAACCGACTATCAGCTAGAGCCGCTAAATGGAATTGTCGATGGAATGCCGACCCCCTTCACTCGCATTCGTGCAATCGGTGACTACCTATTTGAGCCGCTAGATGGACAGGCGACTGTAGAAGTAAGAGCAGTATTCGGTTATACCTCTACTCCAATCTCAATCAGACAGGCTTGCATTCTTCAAGCATCAAGAATTATGAAACGCAATGACAGCCCGCTAGGAGTAGCTGGGTTCGGCGAACTAGGTGTAGTGCGAGTCAGCAGCAGACTTGACCCAGATGTAGCACAACTAATCGATAGCTATCGCAAAATAAAGGTTGGATAATGGCATCTATCAGCGAACTCCGCGATGGGATTGCAGCTAATCTGCGAACAATCAGCGGACTTAGAGTATCTGCTGAGATTCCAGAGGGCGTGAACCCACCAAACGCGATAGTCGTATTCGACAGGGTTCAGTATCATCAGTCTTACAAGAACGGAATGGCTTCCTATGCCTTTACTGTTCAAGTCATTGTTAGCCGAGTAGAAGAGCGCAATGCGCAACGCTATCTCGATGCTTATTGTTCTACTACTGGTAGCTCTTCGGTGCTTCTGGCGGTAGAATCAGATAAAACATTAGGTGGAAAGGCCTTTGACACCTATGTTTCTGAAATGTCGAGTTACGGCTCGATAAACATTCAAGACAACACATACCTTGCAGCTGAATTTCAGGTGCAGGTGCTTGCAAGCTAATAGGAGAAAACAAACATGGCAAAATTCGTAGCTACGGATGTAACCACCACCCTGAATGGCTCTGACATCTCGTCATCGCTCGCTCAGGTTGAGCTAAACATCACCGCCGATGAGGTTGAGACCACCTCTTTCGGAACTGCAAACGCAGGCTGGAGAACTTACACAGGCGGCCTAAAGCAGGCTACTGTAACCCTTCAGTTCCACCAAGACTTCGGTGCTGGCGGAATTGACAGCGTTCTATGGCCTCTACTAAACACCAACGGAACTTTCGTTGTGAAGCCAACTAGCGGAACTGTATCTGCTACTAACCCTTCATACGCATTCCAGGCCCTAATTTCACAGTACAGCCCTATCGCTTCCTCAGTAGGCGACCTGGCTTCATTTTCTGTGACATTCCCTGTAGTTGGTGCTGTTACTAGAGCAACCGCGTAATAAACTAAATACAACTAAAGAAAGGGGACATCCATGAGAATCTTTCTGGAAGTCGAATACGCAACTGGAGAGAAAGTCAATGTAGCAGCTTCGGCTGTTGACTTGATGAAGTTCGAGGAGAAGTTCGAGCTAAGTATTGTCAAGCTGGACAAAGAGGTAAAACTCACCCACTTGATGTTCTTAGCTTGGGCTTCACTCAGCCGTCAAAAGCAAACAAAGCTCGAATTCGAGCAATGGGCTGAGACTGTTGAGGCAATCGGACTGTCTGAACAAGACCCAAAATAGTAGGGCTTGGCGACTCCTCGGCTCATTGGTATCTCGCGATGCTAGCAGTCGAAACAGGGATAGCGCCAAGCGTGTTAGCGCAGGAATCCGACAGGATGCTGTTCACGATGAGCAGGTATCTAATCTGGAGAGCGCAGAAACAAGCTGGTCATTAGAGGCCGCCCCTTCGGGGGCGGTTTTCTATTAGATAGAATTGATACAGAGCGCGAGGTGTAAATGAACGATAAAACTGTTATTGAGTTTTCTAATCTCAGGCTCATTATCAAGACGCTCAAAGAACTAGACACAAAGTATCTTTCTGAGTTTTACGCCGAGGCTAAAAACATTGCAAAGCCAGTTCAAGACTCTGTTATCAAAGCCATTCCTAGCGCCCCGCCAGTAGGTGGGATGCGAGCAAGGTCACAGAGGGGGCGGCTTGCTTGGGGTATTGGCAAAAGAGCTAAAAGCGTCATTATTCGCGCCAACAGGACAATTCAACGCAAGTCAGCCTTTGCTCAGGGCAAGATAAACAACTACCCGATTGTGCAGGTAGTAGCTCAGTCTCCAGGAACTGTTCTGGCTGACATGGCTGGAAAAACAAACGCATACACAAACAAAAAGCCACGCTCGCGCAAGCATGAAATCAATCTTTTTGGTCGTGGTCAGATAGTTGAAAGAACTTATAGAATAGAAGGTCAGGGTGTTGCCCTAATCAACGCCCTGAACAACAGATTTGGTGGCAGGGCATCACGCTTTTTCTGGCCTGCTGCGCTCAAGGCTCTGCCTGCTGCGGCTAAGGAAATGCAAGGTCTTGTCAATAAGGCAAATGAAAAGCTGAATAGAATGTTGGGAACATAATGGCTGGTGAACTAAGAGCTACAGTCCTCACTACTGTCAAGGGCGATGCGGTTCAGAAACTGCAAAAAGACCTGGGCGGAATTACTACTAGCCTAAAGACGCTCGGTTCAGCCGCGAGCAGCGCTATCAAGGGACTCTCTGGGTTTGCAACTGCCATTGGTGCTACTAAATTCATTACAGGCTCTATTGAGCAAGCAAAATTATTAGAGCAGTCTTACCGAAGCCTAGAGACAGTATTCGGCCCACTAACTGGCGAAATGCAAAGGTTTGCCGAAGGCGCTACAAAGATTGGTCTCTCTCAGACTGAGGCTGCTAAAGCATCTATCTTCATCGGTGGTGTTCTTCAGCAGTATGGAGTTGCGCAAGATAAGGCAGCAGAGTCCACACAGCGTCTAGTTAGCTTGGCAGCCGACCTTTCATTCGTCTATGGCTACGATGTGCAGGAAGCCCTGCTCGGTATGACAGCGCTATTCCGAGGCGAATACGACCCGATTGAAAAGTTCGGTGTCGCCATGAAGCAGAACGAGATTGAGTCAATCAAGGCTGCTCGCGGACTCGGACACCTGACTGGCGCTGCTGAACTAAACGCCGATGTAATGATTCGTCAGGAACTGCTATTTGAGCGAACTGGCAAATCACTTGGTGCATTTACAAACAATGCCGACACCCTGGCTGTTCAAAGCGAAGTCATGCGGGCAACCTTTGAAAACTTGCAGGCCACTATCGGAGAGCAGCTCACTCCAGTAATTACTCAGTTCTTTAGCGACCTAATTCCGATTATCGAGGATGCTGGGCCTGGGCTTATTCAGGTATTTGAGGTTGTAGCCGAGGTTCTAAAGAATCTAGGTCAGGTCTTTATTGATTTGTTCGACCCATCAACATCGCTCGGTGAAAGCGCCCAAGCGCTCGCCATCCAGTTTGAACAACTTTTCCAAACAATCTTTGGCCGCGACTTCAACATTGGCGCAATTTTTGACGGGGCTAGGTACTTCCTAGAGCTGTTCATGGATGGTATTCACGACCTTCTATATATGATTCAGTCTGTCATCGTTGAGTTCCAGGCTTGGGGAACGCTAATCAAGGCAGTTCTAACTCAGGATTGGGATACAGCCGCTAAAGGCATTCAGGGAATTAGCAAGGAACTGCACGCTGCTAAAGATGCTGCTATTGGCGCTGCTAACGCTATTGCAAATGCTATGGCAGCTGCACAATCTGGTATCCGAGCTGAGAATCAAAGATTTGAAGCGCTACGACCAGCTATCAAGGGCGTAACTACTCCGCCAAAGGGTGGCTCAAAAACACCAGCTGGTGCAACTCCAAAGGGTGCTCAAAAGCAAGCAATTAGCGCTGAAAAGAAGTTCCAACAAGACCTAGCTAATGAGCGTAAGAAGGCCGAGGCTGCTACAAAGCTAGAACAGCTCGGTGCGTCTGAGGGGCTTGTAAATAAGATTCTTGGTTCTGGCAAAGACTGGCAAAAGGTTTTCAAAAGCGTAACTAAAACTGGTGCTAATTCAGTTCAGGCGGCTCAGGGACAGTTCAACAAGACCCAGGCTGGAATCAAAGAAATTCAAAAAGCAGCCGATGAATTGGCTGAAACACAAAGAAAAGCTGCCGAAAAAGCAGCAGAGGCAGCTGAAAAGGCAGCTGAAGAGGCCAGAAAACAGGCCGAAGCTATTGCCGAACTTGCTGAAGCAAATCGAAAACTGCGGGTTGAGTTTGATAAGTCTGCTAAAGCCGCTTTTGAGGCCTTCAACCTCGTTGGCGTAGAAGAAAACATTGGTGAGTTCACTCGCGGTGTTAGAAGGCTAAACGATGAATTAGTAAGACTCGTTGAGGATAACCCAATCGAAGATGGCAAGGGACTCTTCTCGGCTGAAACTCAACAAACAATCATTGCAACAGTAAATGAGATTACCGATGGCTTAGAAATTGTATCTCGCGCTCGCGATGCAATGGTCAAGGAGATTGAAAAGGGTAACGCCGCGCTACAGGAACAGCAGCGCAACAAGGACTCTCTGTTCAAATCTATTGTGGATTCAATCTTTGGCAATGTAAACATTGCTGAAATCGGCGGCAAGGCAAACAGCATTATTCGCAGCCTACAAAGAACGCTCAAGCAAACCACAGAATTTGCAATGCAACTCGAGAACCTGAGAGCAATGGGCCTTTCTGAGACTTTGGTTCAGCAGATTATTAGTTCGGGCGCTCAGGTCGGCAATGCCACAGCTAAGGCGCTTATCAAGGGCGGCCCACAGGCCATTGAGCAAATAAATGGACTGTATACACAAATTGGCGATGTCGCAGGCAAGATTGGCAGCGATACTGCGAATCTAATGTTTGACGCTGGTATCAAGACCACAGAAGCGCTGCTTGAAGGCCTATTAGCTGAGCAAGACCAGCTAAGACAAACCGCTGAAACACTTGCTAATGCGTTCAACGATGCCTTTATGAATCAGCTTGGACGAGGCGAATCGACCATGTTCTTGGGCAACTTGAGGCAAATTCTTGCAGGAGTTGGCGGAATTTCAACCTTGCCCGCAAATGCCGCGACTGTCGCTGGCGGTTTCCAGTCAGGCTCATCTGCAACCTACAACATCAACATCAACCCAGGTGTAGTATCAGACCCAATCGCTCTAGGCCGCGAGGTTGTTACTGCAATCCAACGCTATGAGCAGACGAATGGAAAAGTCTGGGTTAGGGCATGAGCGTAAAGATTGAACTTGGGTTCACCGCCGATGGTGTCGGTGCGCCCTTTTTTGTCATTGGCGACCCAGCTCGTGGTGTGATTGGCAATACAGAATTTGTGTTAGGCGGGGGAGAGCTGTTTGTCGATGTTACAGAGTCTTTGCAATCATTCTCAATTACTCGAGGCAAGAGTCGTGAGCTTGACAGGTTCAATGCTGGTCAGCTAAGTGCTAGCTTTACAAACAATAATCGTTGGTTTGACCCAACTTATCCATCTTCGCCTTATTTTGGTCAGATTGTTCCCAAGCGTTCAGTTCGAGTAAGCGTAGACAATGTTTATCAGTATTTAGGGGTGACAGATGACTGGAACATTGCTTACGATGCCGCTGGCAATTCAGTCGCCTCTTTGAGCGCAACAGATTCATTTGCAATCTTGGCTGGAAACGCATTTAGTGACTTTGCCCCAGATGAAGAACTTTCGGGTGCAAGAATCAACGCTGCTTTAGATAATGTTAGTTGGTCGCCAACTCAAAGACAGATTGATACTGGCGATGAGCTATTAGAAGGTCAAATTATTGCAGATGGCACAAGCGCACTAGATTATTTGACTGTCGTTGAGCGCTCTGAGGTTGGCTTTTTATTCATAAACAAGACTGGTGATGTTCGGTTTATCTCCAGAAACTCAAGCTTCACGCCAGCGCCGCTGACATTCTCAGACGCTGGAACTGGAATACCCTATGAATCAATTTCAGTTGTTTATGGCTCAGAATTGCTCTATAACCAGATTGTTACAACCTCTAGTGCTGGAACAGCAACTGCTGGTGATGCTCTATCGCAAGCTCTTTATGGGCTAAATGAGTATGATTTAGCTACCTACTTGGCTACCGAAACCCAGCTTGAAAAGATAGCCAATGGCCTTCTGGCTATCTATAAAGACCCAGAGTTTAGATTTGAAAAAATTACCATAAACCTAAATACCATTAGTCCATCTCAGCGGGCAGAGCTTTTAGCCCTAGAGTTGGGGGATGTTGTATTTGTTGAATTTACCCCCTCTGACATACCACCACAGGTAAAAAGAACTGGTAGGATTATCTCGATAGCGCAAGACCATCAGCCCGCTATCTCTACTATGACCATAGGTCTATCCGCCATAGATGGCAGCCCTATAGTTATTGGTAGTTCTATCTTTGGTATTATTGGAGAAGGCGTAATAGGGTTCTAGGAGAAAAATGCCCAGAAAAGTCTTTGTAAACGGCAATGTCCTAACGGATACTGACCTAAACACCTATTTGATGAACCAGTCAGTCATGACCTTTGCGGGTACGGCTGCTCGAGGTTCTGCTATCGGAACTGCAACAGAGGGCATGGTTACATACCTCGAGGATTTGAACCAAATTGATGTTTGGGACGGAAGCGCTTGGCAGCAGGTATACCCAGCATCTGGAGACATAACCGCAGTAACCGCTGGTTATGGTCTAGCTGGTGGTGGTTCAAGTGGTTCTGTGACCCTAACCGCTGCAACAGCAGTTACCTCTTCAACGGCTACGACTTATACGCTTTCTGCCTCCGATGCTGGTGCTTATCTAAGATTTACAAATGCTGCCACAATCACAGTTTCAACTGCGACTGATTTTCCAATCGGTCAGCAAGTTCAAATTTTCAATGACGGAACTGCTTTAGCGATTACCACGAACGGCGCAACAATCGCTGGCGGTGGGACTTCAATCACCTCTGGAACACTAACAGTCGGTAAGCGCTATGGCGCTGTTTCAATTTTTTGTGTAGATACAGACAACTACCGAATCATCGGAAATGTGAGCTAATTATGAGCTTTATTCTTTTAGGTGTTTTGAACAGTCAGGCAACCGCTAGCGGTTTAGCTAACGATTTTGACCTGCTTGAAACTACTCTCCTAAGCACAACAACAGCAAGCGTCACTTTTAGCTCACTAGGTTCTTACTCTGCTTATAAACACCTACAACTAAGGATTGTTACAAGAGGAGATACAAACTGGGGAGGAACAACTTATCTAAGAATGAATTCCGATACTGGTTCAAATTACGCAAGGCACGCCCTAGCTGGCTTCGGTTCTAGCGTAGCTTCAAACGGAAACAGTAGTGCCGCTTTTATTGCCCTGCCTTTTACAACTGCCGATGCCTCTGAGCCAGTAGCACAAGCATTTGGTGGTTCAGTTATTGACATTTTAGATTTTGCAAATACTTCAAAAAACACTACTGTAAGAGGTCTCGGTGGCACAAAAAGAAGTGACTCTGGTGCTGGAATAGAAATGAAAAGTGGTGTTTGGATAAATACTGCGGCTGTAACATCTCTTACAATTAGCGGCTCGTCTGGAACTTTTCTGGCTGGCTCACGCTTCTCCCTTTATGGAATCAAGTAGGCAGGAAAAGGAAAAAAGATGCCAACTCCGACCTATGACCTAATCGCTAGTAATGTTCTAACCTCAAACACCGCAAGCCTGACCATAAACTCAATTCCCGGCACTTATAGAGATTTGATTGTTGTTGCTAGCGTAAGGGCTTCTGGCAATCTTATTTTTAGGATGCAAATAAATGGCGATACTGGTAGCAATTACAACTGGGTAAGTATGCAGGGTGACGGCTCTAGCGCAAGTTCAACTTCTGACGGAAGCGCAACCAGCACAATTATTGGAAATGCCGCTAATTTGAGCAGCACCATTTTCACATTACACAAAGTAGAAATAATGGATTATTCTGCTACCAATAAACACAAAACAATTTTGAGTCGTAGTAATGATGCCAATGATGGAGTAGATGCGATGGCGCATAGGTGGGCAAGCACTTCTGCCATTACTTCTCTAACTTTCTTTGTCGGTGGAGTTGGCAACACGATTAGTTCTGGCTCGACTTTTTACATCTACGGGCTGGTGAGCTAATTATGGCTATGACACTTGTAAGCACAGTAACAGTCGGTTCGGGCGGTGCTGCTTCGATAACGCTTGATAACATCCCTCAGACTGGCAAGGACTTACTTATTTTGACCTCACTAAGAGGAACAACGCAAAACATTGTGCGAATAAATTTCAATGGAACTTCTGGTTCGACTAATTGGACTGGCATAGCACTTCGAGGCTCAACCGGCGTAGATTCAACAACTGGAGATGCCAATTTCTCAAGAGAACTAAATGCATCGGGAACAACAGCAAATACATTTGGCAGCGGCTCTTGGTATGTTACTAATTACACTTCGTCCACAAATAAGTCTGTTTCAAATGATGCGGTTGCAGAAGATAATGCAAATTCATTCGATGCGATGAAAGCCATTTCAGCGATGCTATGGTCACAAACAGCCGCTATTACTAGCGTCACTCTAACTCCTTTTGGCGGCAATTTTGCCCAGCATTCAACAGCCAGCCTTTACATCATCTCTTAGATAGGATAGAACAATGGAAACTCCAGTAAAAATTATCGTAGACCTCTCAAAGCCAGAGGGTGAAAGAGAAACAATTATTCCTTTGACGCCAGAGGAAATTGCCGATCGTGAAGCCCTAGCAGTTCAAGCACAAGCAGAGCAAGCTGAATTACAAGCCGCAGAAGCCGCAAGGATCGCCGCTAAAGCGTCCGCACTAGCCAAGCTAGAGGCACTCGGTCTAACCGAAGCCGAAGCTCTAGCGATCGTAGGTGCGTAATGCCAGTAACTAACTCAGCCGTATCAGTCGGCACCGCTAGGGTCGAAGTTGCTGGGCCATCCATCTCGGCAAAACTTGTTTATTTACAGGACGGCGATTACGCAGGTGACACCGCAGTTTATGTCGGTGGATCCGCGGTAACTACCGCTAACGGCGTCAAGCTAAGCAAAACTAACACTACTGTCTTTCAGATTGACGCTGACGACGCTCTATACGCGATTGGATCCGGCGCGACTTCTTCGGTACGCGTGACTTCTGTATCATAGAACCTGAACAAAAACAGGAACTAAAATGCCAGAAGAAACGACCGGCGTAAGGATTACGCAAAAAGACATCTACGAGAAACTGCTAGAACTTCAATCAGTTCAGATTGAGATTGTTGCGGATCTAAAAAACCTAAAGGATCTGCCTAGCCGTATGAACAGGGTTGAGCAAAAACTAGCTCGCTTTGAGTGGATCGAAAAGTTGTCTTTCTCGGC